GAGGATCTCGTAAGTCCTTCATGTCAGCTAAACCTATGTGTTGTAATTCTGCAACAGTCAATGGTCTATCTTCAATATTTCTGCCTACACCTATAGTTTCTATACCTAGACTATCTTTATATATTTTTCTTTCCATGCCCTCATCTCTAATAAGCATGTCAAGTAATTTACTTAAATCGTACTTCATCTATTTCTTCTTAGGCATTGCAAAGCCAAAGTATGCACCAACAAGTGCAGACAATGAACCATACATCATCATAAGAATACTATCTGCTGCTGCAAACCTGTCAGGCCATATTAATACAGCAGTAGTAGCTATAAGCATGGTAGCTAGTGCTGTCCATGCCATATAGCGTCTGTTAGATTGATATGCAACTTTATCAACGATTACATTTTCTTCTGCCATGTTTATTACTCCCTATTTTTTAAATAACTTAGTGGCACTACGCACCCCAAATGACGCTGCCACGATTACCGAAAGGGCATATTTATACCAGTCAGGCATCAGTTGTAGTTGGTTAAACCCTATTTGAACTATATCTTCACAACCGGGTATAAACGCAAGCACAAGAGGTATCGAGAACAAAATTGTAAGCCACTCGTCTTTCCACGAGTTATCACTCGCTTTAGCCTGTGCTATATCCCAATCTATTTCTCCAGTTGCCTGTCTTTCCTTTATCTTTGCTTCACTTCTTATTGTGGTAATCTTAGCTTCAGACTTAGCTTTCTTTTCAGCTACCTGTCCTTCTAACCATGTGCCAGCTAGATTAGCTATTGGCCCAATCAATGTACCTAGCATTAAGCTCTCCTAAACCTAGCTGTCTTCTTAGCTATACCCTTTGGTTGCTTTACATGCTGTTTTTTACCTTCACGTTTAGCTTTGGTTGTAGCAGCATACTCAGAAGATGATAGTGACTTAATAGCTTTAGCAGGTAAATACCTTTCACCTGTAGCCTTTGGTCCTTGTGTAGATGGCTTACCTGACTTAGTACGCCAATCCTGCTTTGTCCAGTTTGCTAGACTCTGTTGTGATTTAGCTCTTGCCATTACTCAAAATCTCTCTGACTTTTAAACATCTCATTTTTATCATTGCCATGACAATCACATCTACATACATTAGGATCACAGCCACACTCTATACAGCTATCACATGTACAGGAAGAACCTACATTACACATGCACACTAATTCTTCTCCGCATTCACATGCCATTATGATTTGTAACCTCCACCTTTTTCTTTATATCTTTTTGCTAACATCTGGGCCTTACGTCCAGACCATTGTCCGGGTGCACCACCTTTACCACTCGCTTTAATGCTATTAAATAATCTTTTACGCATACCGGGCTGTGTATAGTTACCTGCTGCGTTAACTGTGCTACCACCCTTTTTTAATTTAATAGCACTTAATTGTTTAGACTGTTTCTTATGTGCAGCACTTGCCTTTGCCAGTTTACCTGCTACTTTTTTTATTACTTTTTTTGCTTTTGTTTTTACTGCCATTTGTCTTAATATCCTTTGCGTATAGATTATTAAATGTTACAGATGGATCTAAGTATGTCTCGTGTCCTTCTGCTGAGTGCACCCATTGTGACGGTACAAAGTCAGGTGCACCCTCTCCAGTTCTCCATAGAGCAGGACTCGTTGCCCTTACTCTATTGTTAGGCAGTGCTACAAAATTTCCTGTCCAGCTACCAGCATCTGTTAAATATATTACGTGTGACTGTTTATGCTGTGCAGGATCGTCTGCTATATCATTGCCTGTGTAATCTACGGTAAATAAGTATTTACCTGTATAGAGATCACCTCCTATCTTACACAACCAAGGTGATGAACTTACTCTATCCAGAATGACTGTACCATGTTCTCGTGACTCACAATCCCAAGGTTGGCATAGATGATCTTCCATTGGGTCAGGCCACTCTTCTAGAGGTATGTCAGCTACGAGTGCCTGTATCGGCATCCTTGCCCACATAGCTCCTCCATGTACATTCTCTTGAGGTCCATCTTCCCTGTCTATCTCACATCCAGTAAATACAACCTGAAAGCTCAGTGATCTGTCTGGTATGGTATTCACTGCAAATGCAATCCCATGTAGAAATTCACCGTGATATTTTTGATGGTTACTAGTGAACTCTCTACGTACCCAACAATTAAAGTGGGGTACATTACTTATAAGATTAGGCATTACCTACGTCTAGCAGCTCCACCTTTAGAGTACTTCTTTGTACCCTTTTTACCCATACCACCACCATACATTTTCTTAGTGGCTCCACCTTTAGACATCTTCTTTGTTTTCTTGTGCATAGGCATATTGTATTTATCCTTTCATCATTTTAGCAACTACATCAGGTCGTTGCTTTGCTAATGCTTTCAGACCGGGATTATCTTTAACCGATCCTCCTGCAACATACATATGTTTTTTATTATTTGCCATACCGCCGTATGCCATTTTAGATTTATCTCTTAATGCTGCTCTGCCTCTTTTCTTTTTAGCTTCATCTGCTGCAAGTCTATCTCGTACCTCCTGATTACGTGCAAGTATCTCTGCTCTTTTACTTGTAGTCTTACCTGTAAGCTCACCTGTTACTGGATCACCTGCATCATCAGTAGTTATTCTTTCTCTTTTTCTACCTGCTGGGTCCAGCTTCTCTGATGTTTTTTTATTCTTAGCTCTTTGTGTGCTACTAGATGCCATGTCTGCTCTTAGCTTACGTTTTGCTTCTTCTCGTAAATACTTAGCATAAAACGTTTGCTCTTCAGTTGTTCTATCTGCTTTAGCTTTACGTTCAATACGTGTAAACTCTTTTGCTCTTTTACGAGAACTGGCGTTTTCCATTTCTTGTGCAAATGATCTAGACTTGCCTCTGTTTACTTTACCTGATTTACCAGCATCTACTTCTCTAGATGCCTTTACAGATCCTTTTGTTACTGGGTCTAATCGTGCACCTTCTGCTTCAGTACGTTTCTTTTTCTTACCACTCTTACGCATTATCTTTATTAGTTTACCAGCACCTTTTGATACTATTCCCATTTTAACATCTCCATTTTCTTAACGACTTATTAATCCTTGAGTTAGGATCATTCCTAGTTTTTGCACTAGTTAGTTTCTTTTTCATACCACCCATCCTAGCACAAAAAGATTTACGTCTATTAGCAGCTTTAGATCCACGCTTAACATTCTTAGCAGTTACAGGTGGTTTAAGATTATGCCCACCTCTCTTAGCTTTTGCCCTACCTGCTGCCGTTAATCCACCAGTAGGACTCTTATCTTTCTTTGTAAACTGTACAGGTCTACGTTTTCTACCCGGTCTAGCCATCTTTCCATCCTTCAAGTACCATAGCATTCTCTACATGTTCCAGACTGTACCTAATACCTGTACGTTCCTGTATTGCAGCACGTACATAAAACACTTTGCTATGGGGTATATGTAAACATCTAAAGGTTTTATTTCTTAATGCGTCATAAAATGACTCAATTACTCTTTCTTTGTATAGTTTTACTTCTTTTTTCATTACTGTCAAGTTGTTTCTGTAATTATTTAATAATACCAAAGCTCATTGCTAATAATACAAAGCCTATTACTACAGCTATGCCTACAATTGCTCTGCTATTCATTGGATCTGATAGTATACTGGTAGCACGTGCGTATGCTTTCTTTGCAAATTCGTACATGCCATTAAAAAATGCTTTAATTTTCATAGATTATACTCCTTTGTATGGGTCAATGTCAATACTGGCTATTACAGCGTCTATATTTTCATGCCAATAATTTAAAAATTTATTAATACGTGGGTATTCTGGAATAATGTCCATAGTACCCCATAAAAATTCCTGCACTAAACTACTATGATCAGGCAGGTAGTAATAAATACGTATCAATACTGGTTCTCTAACTATCATACTACTTCATTTTAGAGTTCCATAAATCAAACAGACTCTTTACTTTCTCTTTTAGTACAACAATATCGCCATGCATCTTAGCTAGTACAATAATCAGAGTTATTATACCCAATAAAATAGGCCATATTGTTGATAATATTTCTATTACGGATAATTGATCTACCATTTAAGTGTTTCACTTTCAATGTTCACTGATGTGTTTTTATACTTAGATGTTTTTTAAGTTTTTATGAGAGGATAGTTTTAATATTCACTTAAGTGATCATTATAGTGTATAGTTATAGTGGCTCAATCAAACTCTGTCAACTAAAAAATGCATTTAATGTAAAAATAATTTATGTGTGTGTCTAATAGGATACATAAAGTTATCACTTGCCTGTATGGTTAACAGTGAAAATACCTGATCTGTGGTCTTATGTGTATATATACCTACCGTACCCCCACTGGAACCTGCCCGACCCTACCTGAATGAGCGTAGAATGTGTAGCATATCATGTGATGAGCCTAGTGTGTGTGCAATATGTGGTGTGACATATGCAATGTGACACATCATGTGCTATGAATCTACGATTTAACAATGCAAGTGTTGCACTATCACTTGTCACAGAATGATGACACTGAATATGCCGAAATATGAGATGTGAAAAGACCCTAACGCCGGACTACAAAACCCACAGATACCACCCCATCAAAAATGAAGTCCAATGTTGGACCATAGCTAACTACCGCGCAAGAAAAGCATAGCTTTCGCGCCAGAGTAGTTGGCACAGTTTTTGTCACCGATTTACCACACCAAACTCTCTCTTCTTTCTATTACTGTTTCTTACGTGTTATTACTTATACTTTAGTGAAAGTAATAACACTTAGAAACAGTTGAAAGAAAGAGAGAAAAGAAATGACAACCTCAACAGCAATAGCAATCATCCCATCAATAGACACTCTAGAGAGTGAAGGTTTAGCTTTAGCTAAGATGTACAAGACAGAAGTTTCCTCTGAAAAGAGGAGGTTCAACCAATCCATCAAGATGGATCAGCTAAGTTACCGTTTAGGTAAACTGATGGCTACTCTTTCTGCTGAAGCAGATGGTGGTAGAATTACTTCAGCTAGGCTGAAAGAAGTTGGCATAGCCAACATCGACAGAAGAAGAAGGTCTGAAGCACTTTGGTTTTACCAAGACTATGACAATGCTTTAGCATTCATCAAAGCCTCAAAAAAAGGCTTCACATCATTAACTGCTTTGCAGTCAGCAATGAAGAAAGCCGATAAGTCCAACGATGGACCTAACACCGAAGGTGGTGATGATGAAGAAGATACTTCAACATCCAATGTAAATGCTGAAAGCATTGTAGCAAATGTTTTAGCTACTGCTAAGAAGCACAACATCGACTTACAACAAGTTGTAGAGATGTTGATTGATAGTGCAACATCTACTGATACTTCAGTAGCAGAAAGTGAGGTAGCCTAATGGCAAAACACATCATCCCTATGGGATCTCATACTCCTTTGAGATCTCATTGGATCAATGAAGTTCCTGATCTTGACACTAAAGTGCCTTTGGTATATAGAATAGGTCAAGAGCAAGCTATGGCTGATGCTTTTGCAAAAGCCAAGCGTGACCACAAGTGGTCGCAATTACGTATGAAGGCAAAGCAAATCAAGTCCAATGTTGGACCTAACAATGGAGATAAAAAATGAGTACATTAGAAAAAATTGGCATGTGGGTTTTCTTTTCCCCGATCATATATGTTTTTGCAATGAGTGTTAATCTGCACCTAGTAAGACTAGGCGTTACTGATTTTACACTTCCATTTCTATGGAAATTTATTTAGCTAACTAAGTCCAACGTTGGACCTAACAATGGAGATAAAAATGACTAACGAAGTATCACGAGATGAACTCATGAATTCCTATAGCGATCTACACAAAGATGTGTGGGGATGTAGGCCTCTGGTACACACGATGAAATGGGTTCGTAGCATGTCTGATGCTCAGTTTAATGAGCATTGGGATGGGTTGGTTGCTACTCTCACAGAGCAAGAGGAGGAAGACCGAGAGCGTAGTGAGCAAAGCATGTATACTCTTATGGGTAGGATTGAGACATTAGTTGGTCCTACGACTAGTCGGCAGGATGTCTTGCGTTGGTTAGCTGATGCTAGTGGCAACTCTTATGGAGGTTTCTATGATTGGGAACAAACTCTGTTTGAAAATGGAGTTAGGGAAATTGCCCATCAACGTAAGGTTAAGGATTGGGTAGGTATTGAGTATTTCAACAGAGCATAATCACTTTAGATATATCTTACGTAATATATACTTGACACTTTAGTAAAAGTATATATTACTTAGATACATCTTAACTAAGTCCAACATTGGACCTAACAATGGAGAATAACATGGAAGAACTTAACGTATTGCAGATACTAGCTATCTGTTGGTTTGTAGTAGCATTAGGTTTAATTGTAACTTGCTTTAGGGATAACTAAAATGATTAAGGATTTGTTTCGGTTCTGTGATGACATAGGCATGTTCGCCAGCGATAGGCCAATCAATGATGTAGGATCTGTGAAAGGATCTTGTGACCATCGGACTAGTTTCTGTGATGAGGACTGCTATAACGTTAAGCTGTATAGGATGTATCCCAACATGGGCAAACGTGATGAACGCTGTGAACATGAGTGGCAACAGGTGTCTGGTGATGCGGTGCGTACCTATCTATCACGCAAGAAGAAGCAGACTAAACGTTCTAGGCATATGACTAGAGGCGAAGCTATCAAGGATTTACCTGATGTCTATCGTGTTAAAGAAATAGCATTAGCTACACCTGAAACTGTATGGTGGGTTCCTACTAGAGCATGGCGTAATACATTGCTACGTGAGCTAATCCAGATAGAGCTATTCCCTATTCCAAACATAGCTCTCAATGCGTCACTTGATCCATCCAATACACAGGATGAGGAGGACAGTTTGATTGCTGATGGTTGGAACATCATGTACTTTGGTGATGATACAAAGTATGCAGGTAAAGGTGAAGCATTCAAGTGTCCTAAGACATGGAAGAAAATGTCTGGACATTGCGCTGTATGTAAGGCAGGATGCTTTAGTCAGACTACTATAGGCAAGCGAGTGACAGTTCACTTATCATCTCACTAAGTCCAACATTGGACCTAACATTGGAGAAAGTACAATGGAAATAACCAAAGGTAGTACAATAGCAGTATGGTTTTCTTGTGGATCAGCATCAGCAGTAGCTAGTAAATTAATCGTAGAAAAGTATGGGGATACATGCGATATAAGGATACTGAATAATCCTGTAGTGGAAGAGCATGAAGACAACCTAAGATTTCTTAAGGATGTACAGGATTGGCTAGGTCATCCTATAGAAAGTGTTGTTAATCCAGACTACCCTACAGCATCAGCAATGGATGTATGGCAAAAGAAACGCTACATGTCTGGCGTAGCAGGTGCACCATGTACACTAGAACTTAAGAAACGTGCTAGACAGCATTGGGAAAATAACAATCATGTGGATTGGCACGTGTTAGGATTTACTTCTGAGGAAGTTAAGAGACACGAAAGATTTACACTTACAGAAAGGAGTAATGTTATACCTATACTTATCGAAGAGAACTATTCTAAACAGGATTGTTATGATCACCTATTGCGTGATGGAATAGAACCACCTGTTATCTATAAGTTAGGATATCCTAATGCTAACTGTATAGGATGTGTTAAGGCAACGTCACCTACATACTGGAATCACGTTAGGTCTGTACATCCAGATGTGTTTGAACAGAGGGCAGTACAGTCTCGTGACATAGGTACTAGGTTAGTGAGACATAAAGGAAAGCGTATCTTTCTAGACGAGCTACCTAGTGATGCTATAGGTAGACCAATGAAGAACTTAGACTTTGAATGTGGCATCTTTTGTGAGGAGATAAAGTAAATGAGTACGTATAAATCATCTATATCTTACATGCGTAATAAAATTGGTCCGTTATCTGAGGCTAGTAATGAAACTTTATGTAGATATATATGTTATTTAGAGGTAGAGTTGGTAGCATTGGAAAAAGATTTTACTGATAAGGAGTCAGCACAATGAGTTTACATCCACAGATAGCAAGTCAGTTAGAGGACATAGTTGATGACCTCATGGCAGAGGGCTATACAGAAGAGGAAGCTATTGATATAGCATGGACTAGGTTTAATGGTTGGAGCGAGGTGAAAGCAAAATGATATACAACAAGGAAGCTAGGGAATATATAATGAATTATTTCGTTATGATGTACAAGTGTTGGAGATGTGGGGAAGAGTGGTGTATGGGACATGACTGTGCTTGTGATGACCGCTGTCCAGAATGTGACGCTACGAATGAATACGTAGCTGTAGAAGAGGTTAACTTTTTAGGAGTGAAAGCAAAATGACTAGCTGTAATAAGTTCATAGGCTGGCCTGACCAAATGCATACCAAGTATTCTGTGGTTGAGATACCATACGAAGCTACAAAAGACTGGATACTAAATATTCACTATGCCAAGCGTATGCCATCTATCAGCTATGCTTATGGTCTGTACCTTTACGATGAGATGGTAGGCATGGTGTCTTATGGTAGCCCTGCTTCACCTGCTTTATGTAAAGGTATCTGTGGTGAGGAACACCGGGCTGATGTCATTGAATTGAACAGGCTTGTTCTCAAGGACAACCTACCTAATGAAGCTAGTTTTTTGGTAGGTAAATCACTGAAGCTACTGCCACAACCTAAAGTGGTGGTGTCTTACGCCGACACTGCTCAAGATCATTTAGGTATTATCTATCAAGCTACCAATTTTCTGTTCACTGGTACAACTAAAGCCCGGACAGATATAGCAGGTAAGGATGGTAAGCATTCACGGCATCACTTAGGGGATAAGACTAAACGTATACCTCGTAGTGCCAAACACAGATATGTATATTTTATCGGTAACAAAAAGCAGAAGAAAGTATTACGTAATGCTTTACGGTATGAGATACATGACAACTACCCTAAATTTTGAAAGGATTATTATAATGACTATAGACCACATAGGTAACAGTTCACTGGCGTATGACTCAATCAGCAATGTACTGAGACATAAGGACAAGATCAGTCATGCACATAAAGTGGAGACAGGAGCACCTGTACCACTGGAAAAGAAAGACACTATACAACCATCAAAGGAGGGGCTAGGCAAGCACATCGATATTACTACTTGACACTATTAACAAACAATAATATATTAATCATATAATTAACATAGGAGATTATTAAAATGGCTACAACATCAACACTTATCGTAAGAGTAAACCGTATCACTAACGCTAGAAGCATAGTGGAAGCAGACAACAAAGCTACTGCATCAGGTGGTGATACACGAGGTAGGTTGTATCAGGTGTACAAAGGTAGAAGTATTCCTTTCATCCATAAGGACATGGTGCAAGGTGTACGTGATGGCAGAACAGGCAGGTTTGTTGCCTAGTAATTAGGTCCAACATTGGACTTAACAATTAAGTGATCTTAGTATAGGGATGGTGATTATGAAGATACGTAGAGTAAACCCAGTAGCAAAGGCAGTAGCTCGTAATCGCCCCCGTACTCAGGTTATACCTAACAAAAAAGGTAAAGGTTCATATAACAGAAAGAAAGGACGAGAGGATGCAGTCTCAGTCACAATATCAAAAGATGCGTATAACAAAATTAACAACACCGAAACCTAAACGTGACGATTGGAAACGCGAGAGGCGTAAGTTACGTAGAGCAAAACAACAAACACAACAGATTGGACAGTAACATGATGAACACATATGGACACGCAGAGTTTGACATAGACTATGTAACAACAGAGCGATCAGACAAACACAAGTATGTCATTCGTACTGACACAGATGAATGTATTGGTATGGTCAACAGTACCTACACTGGTACGTCACATCCAGATTACTTTGGTAAGATGCGTGAGCAGTGGATGAACACACTGCAACCTGAGAAGTATGACATCAAGACTAGGACAGCAGGTAATGGGGCATGGGCATTGGAAACAGTTACCTTCCCTGACCTCAAAGGTGTGGTTGAAACTAAGAAGCATAAGACAGAGACAGCTATGCAGTTGAACTACTGGCACAGTATCAATGGCAGTACGTCTAACAACTTTGTAGGTGGGCTGATAGATTTCTTCTGTACGAATGGTATGGTAACAGGTGACTACTCTGTGTTGAAGAAAAGAAACACAAAGAACTTTGACCTGTCTACCTTTGCTGATAAGGCAGGTGGTATGATTGCAGGATACAGTGAGCATAACGCATGGTGTCAGAGACTGGCTGAGAAGGAAGTAGGTGTAGTTTCTGTAGGTATGATGATTGATTCACTAATGCCTTATCGTAAAGCTACAAAGATGATGCAATCAATACACAAGGAGATAGAGGTTAGAGGCTGTAACATGTGGGCTGTGTACTCAGCTATGACACAGTACGCTACTCACAGTGACAGGTTTGAGTTTCGTAAGACCAACAATGATACTCAGGTACAGCGTCAGTTTAACCGCAACCTAGAGGTAGCTAAGTGGGTAGAACACCCATCATTTTTAGAGATGGCTGCCTGATATGTTGGATGGTGATAAAGAAAACTTACTTAGCTGGTGGTACAGCCTACCTGATAACTGGGCAGGTTCATACAAAGAGGATGACAGAGGTGTGGTCACACTCACAGTATTTAAAAAACCATCAGCAGATAGTACGAAAGAAAGTATAAACAATCAACTACAACGTGCTAGAGGTAGAGCACCTAAGAAAGAGTATGGAGGTTACGATGGACAAGATCCCACTAAGTATGGAGATTGGCAACACAATGGTAGATGTACAGATTTTTAAGGCAGTACATTTATGATAGGTGAAAGTATACTAGCAGTAGGTGCTACGATTACGTGCCTTGCCCAGAACATTTACTTTGAGGCACGTGATCAACCTACAGTGGGACAGATGGCAGTAGCCTATGTCGTACTGAACAGGGTGCACCATCCTGCATGGCCTGATACAGTGTGTGATGTCATACGTGAAGGGCCAACATACAGTTGGAAGCAGGACTATCCTATCAGGCATAGATGCCAGTTTAGTTGGTACTGTGATGGTAAGCCTGATATACCTAAAGACCAACGTGCATGGAACAGGGCAGTGTCTGTAGCAGAGGAGGTGTACTATTCATATGGTTTAACAATCAATGTAGTGGATGGTGCTACCTTCTATCATTCAGTGGACGTTAGTCCTGCATGGAATAGAGAGTACATTACAACAATAGAAGATCATATATTTTATAGATAGGAGATGATACATGGGAAAGTTTAGAAGAACACACGTTACTATTAAAGAAGAACAGATTGACAGGATTTTAAAGTTTTTAAATAGGTCTAACACTATGGTAAACTACATTCGTAATACCCACGATGTAAGATTGTCTGATGTACGTAGATTAGAAGAAGGTATGGATGAACTTGCAGACATGTTTCATTTGTACATACCAGACTATGATCATACAGGAGGTTATATAGAATCGTATGATAGAATTTATGTTAGAAAACCAGAGCAAGAAGAACTGGATATAGTAACATGAACTTATTTTTTATAGACAGATGTCCAATCAAATCAGCACAGCAACTGTGTGATAAGCATGTAGTCAAGATGGTGTTGGAGACTGCCCAGATGTGTAGCACTGCTATGCATGAGTGGGGTTTTGCACGACACCTAAAGCATGTATATAAATCTGCCTACAAGAACCATCCTATGACTGTGTGGGTTAGGGATAACGAACATAACTTTGCATGGGCCGTGAATCATGGCCTTGAGATAGGCCGAGAGTATACACGTAGGTATGGTAAGGTACACAAAAGTACCGCAGTACTAGCAGAGATGGATGATGGGTGGGTTAACGATGATTATAATGCACACACCACACCACCACAGTGTATGCCAGATGAGTTCAAGTGTGACGATTACGTAAAAGCATACCGTGCATACTACCGCAAAGATAAAGCACACATACTACAGTGGACAGGCAGACCTGTACCAGAATGGGTTGGAGCTTGACATGGAATGGGAAATAATATATTTATTAATGGGTCTTTTAATGGCTGTTACATTTTGAAAGGAGAATAGGATGGATAAGCCTTGGCATAAACAAAGAATACCTGATGCGTTCTTTAGAGATGAGATTGAACGTAGGTTCTGTGCGCTAACTTCTCATGTACAAGAGGAAATAAAGTCTAGGTTTACTAGACCATACTCACTTAACATAATAGAGTTCGGTGAGCAGCTAGATCGTGTTCTCTTAGAGGAAGACATTGAAACATTTACAAACTGGAAGGGAGGCTGAGACATGCCTAGATATGAAGTGTGCGTACTGGTAGAGCTACCTCACAATGAGGAGGTAGATGAGCTAGAGTACATGGTAGATGTGTCACACAATATGGTGGAGACACTACAATTAGATACCATACCTAAGTTAGTACACTATGCACTTGACCATGCACGTGAAGATTATCCACACTCACGAGTGGAATTAGAATTTATAAAGGAGATACAATATGTTCACTAATAAACTTACTAAGATACTATATATGGTAGTGCTAATGGTAGTGCTACCTCTCACTGCATATGCACAGAACCCTGCACCATGTAGAGACAGGGAACAGGTGATTAAATTTTTAGAGGGTGCACATGGAGAGGAGCTTATCTTTAGAGGTATATCCGGGCGTGGTCACATCACCCTGATACATTACAACAGCAAGACAGGCACATGGACTGCTAGTATTATCAGACCACAGAACCCCACAATGATGTGTGGTGTGGATGTAGGTAGTACAGGTGAGCTTATTGCCAATGGTGATGGTAGTACACTACAGAAAAAGAAGAAGACATGGTAGAGGATAGGGCATACAGTAATAGTATCTTTGAGATGGTATGGAATGCAGCCCATCACGATCCTGATTATGGTGAGCAACATGCATCAGTGGTTGCATCCATGCACAAGATACCTATAACTACGCTTATGAAAGTAGTGCGACATGCACAACGTACACCTAAGTCTGTAGAGTGGAACAGAGTCAGTGGTAACTTTACTTAATAAAGGATATACATTATGTTAGATGACCATGAAGGAACAAGAACAATAACTAAAACCCCATTGTACACATTCGACTGGTACATAAAATGGGTAGCAAGCATACTACTTACAGTAGGCATGGTGCTTACTGCTAATAATATCTTTCCTGTCAACCTAATCTTTCATGCAATTGGTATTGCAGGATGGTTATGGGTGGGGTTGTTATGGAATGATAGGGCGTTGATCTTTATCAACACATTTTCTTTAGCTATACTCACTAGTAGTTTAGTTAAGATATACATACTTTAAAGGAGGTAATCTATGAAGACAACTATATTAACACTATTACTAACATATCTTGTTGCATCTACATCAATGGGTTTAGCAGCAGATCGTAAGCAAATAAGAGTAGTGGGTTCATCTACAGTGTATCCATTTGCAACTACAGTTGCTGAGAACTTTGGTAAGCAAACTAAATATAAGACTCCTGTTATTGAAAGCACTGGATCTGGAGGAGGAATGAAGATATTCTGTTCTGGTATGGATCTAAGGTATGCTGATGTAACGAATGCATCTAGGCGTATAAAAAAGAAAGAGTATGATAAGTGCATTAGTAATGGCGTTAGAAATATACTAGAAGTAAAGGTTGGGTATGATGGTATAGTTCTAGCTAACAGTAAAAAAGCTAAGAAATTTAGTATGTCTTTGAGGGATGTCTTTCTTGCACTAGCAAAGGACATACCTACAGAGGATGGTAAGACTATACCCAATCCATATACAACATGGAAGCAAATAAATCCTATGTTACCTGCTACAAAGATAGAAGTAATAGGCCCACCACCAACGTCAGGAACACGAGATGCTTTCGTTGAGTTGGCTATGGAAGGTGGTTGTAAAACATTCAAGTGGGTTAAGGCAATGAAGAAGACAGATAAGAAAGCCTACAAGTCTTTGTGTCATACCATACGAGAGGATGGTGTGTACATAGAAGCAGGAGAGAATGACAACATGATTGTTCATAAACTTGTAGTAAGTAAGAATATACTAGGTATCTTTGGCTTTAGTTTTCTTGACACAAATCAAGACAAAATACAAGGTAGTATAATTCAAGGCAACAAACCTACCTTTGATAACATTTCTACTGGCAAGTACCCTGTATCAAGACCCTTGTACTTCTACGTTAAAAAGAATAACATGGGTATCATTGGAGGACTACGAGAGTATGTAGAAATGTTTACCTCTGACAAAGCATCTGGTCCTGAAGGGTATCTCACTGATAAAGGACTGATACCTTTAGGTGATGTTGAACGTAGCAAAAGAAGTAAAGCTATTAAAACATTAGAAAACTTGGTAATGTAATAAATACTAGGAGGAATAACAATGAGAGCGATACCACTAAAGAAGTTGGTCAAGCTATACTTACAGTCATCTGAGTTTAATCGCTTACGTGATCAAACAAAGTTAGACTATACTAGGTTCTTAAAGATATTGACAGACACGTTAGGTGAAACAACTGCATCTGTCGTATCAGGTAAGGACGCAAGGATGGCGTATGAAGAATGGGTTACACGAGGCATACACCTAGCTAATCATGTGGCAGCAGTAGCTGGCATTGTGTACAGGCATGGTCAGGACATGGAGTATGTTAAGAATAATCCATTCACGCTAGTAAGGAAGCTATCACCTACTGCACGTAACACAGTATGGACACAGGATCAGGTGCGTCAGTTTCTTGATGTAGCCTATGGTGACTTTGTGTATCGTAATGTAGGACTGATAGTGCAGATGGCCTATGAGTGGTGTCAACGTGTAGGTGACATGCGTATGTTGATATGGGATAGTATTGACTTCAATACACGTAGACTAAAACTGTTACAGTCTAAGCGTGGTGCAGAGGTACAGCTACCCATATCAGATGCGTTACTTGATATGCTTACAGAACAACGACAGGACTTTGACTTCCAGAAATATGTAGCACCTATGCCTACACCTTATGGTGGTGAATACAAACCATTCTCAATGGAACGATTGTCCAAGATAGGTAGAAAGATAATGCGACAGGCTAAACTACCAGATGAATTACGCTTGATGGATCTGCGAAGAACTGGTACAACTGAAATGGTAGAGGCAGGTGTGCCATTGCCACAGATTATGTCAGTGACAGGTCATGCTAATCCACAGTCGGTGAAGCCTTACATAAAGAATACTTATCTTAGTGCTAACAGTGCGCTGACTGCACGACAACAGTTTAAGGAGGATTGATATGACAGAATATACAAAACAGTACTATGCAAACAATAAAGAAAAGATACTTAAAGTTAACAAATTATATTATCAAAATAATAAAGAAAAAGTATTGGAGTCAGCCAAAGAGTATCGATTAAAAAATAAAGACAAGATACGTGTGCAAAAGCACGAATATCGTAAGGAAATTCAAAACGTTAATAAGCACTCAGATATACGTACAGCATTTTTAACAAGAAGAATAAGTGCAATGAAAAGTAGGCATGACTCTGTGACATTAACACCTGAAGAACTACTAGAATTAATACCTAAAGATTTAAAGTGTCCTGTATTTGGAACTAAGTTCACATTCGGTATGCAATCTACCTCGTTAGATAAACAAAGGGCTATGACTGTAGATAGAATAGATAATAGTAAAGGCTATCATAAAGATAACGTGGTAATTATTTCTTTTAAAGCTAATGCTATGAAAAGTTCAGCCACACTTAAGGAGCTATACCAAGTTGCAGATTTTTATTATAAACTAGAAAAAAGGAGTGCGTAGTATGAAAGAGAGATATGTAGCAGCAGGTTTAGAGTATATTGCAGAAGATGTACATTTGTACCTAGCCTTGCACGATGGTTTTAAAACTAAGTTACAAGCTGAAAGAATAGTAGATCGTTTATACGATGATGATCAAGTTCTAGAATGTAAAATATTTAGTGTATCTGAACTACAAGAAGGACGCGAGGATGGTAACACAATAAAATCTGAAGATATAGTATATCGTAGTGTAATCTAATGCTTGAATATCTCACAGGCTTAGACATCACTGATGGTAGTTCTGTACGTATGGATTGTCCTGAATGCAAAGGACGTAGGACATTCACTGTGTCCAATCTAAATGGACAGCTACTGTGGAACTGTTACAAGGCAGGATGTAGTATCAGTGGTGCTAACAGGGTAAGCATGTCTGCCACTGCTATACAGGACAAGCTAAACAAAATAGTAAAGGTAAAGGACACTAGCTTTGACATGCCCATGTATGTAGTGCCAGTGCCTGTACCTACTGATGCCCCTGTCTATGAGTATGCAAGTGAGTGGGGTCTTAATGTAGCAGAGCATGGTCTGATGTATGATATACGTGAGCATCGTGTTGTGTTTCCTGTAGTACATAATGGTATTACAGTTGACGCTACAGGCAGGGCATTGGGTAAGAGGATACCTAAGTGGAAGCGATATGGAAATAGTGGGTTGCCTTACGTACATGGTTGTGGTAAGGTAGCTGTTGTTGTAGAGGATTGCGTTAGTGCAGCAGTTGTTGGAGGAGATCGACATACAGGGGTAGCTTTAATGGGAACCTCCATGTCCAACGAACAGAGGCAATACCTAGCGCAGTTCTCTACAGCAGTAGTAGCATTAGATCCTGATGCATCAAAGAAAACTTTAGCAATAGCAAAGGAGTTACGAAGTGTAGTTAATAATGTAAAAGTCCTACGTCTACAGGACGATATAAAGTATAGACACAAGAAAGATATGGACGCTCTTAATGAACTATGAAAGGATGAGCTATGGAACTTTCACTTATACGAAGCCTTATGGAGAAGCAATTCTACGAGGAACACAGGGGTTCACGTTGCCCTATGAAACTATTCAGCAAGGACATACAGAAAGTTAAACGTGTAATAGATAAAGCAATGGATGACTATGATCGCAGTGTCTCACCAGATGAAGTTGAGGCACTTTTTTTATCAGACAATCCAACACTGACTACAGCACAGAAGCAACAGTACTCTGCTTTGTTTGGTCAGATTAAAACACAACAGCCTATGGGTAAGGACATAGCACAAGAGGTACTGTCTAAGTTATTTCAGCAGGTGATTGGTGAAGAGGTTGCTAACTTAGGTTTCGACTTTGTTAATGGATCACTCAAAAGTCTACAGCCACTACGCAATCTGCTTGAGGTACATGGTGATGACTTCATACCTAAGTTACAGGTACAATGGGAAGACATGAACATGGACAGGATACTTGATGAGGGTGACTTACAAAGCAAGTGGACCTTCAACATACCTAGCCTTGCACGTAAGGTTCCGGGTGTGAATGCAGGTCAGCTTATTGAGATAGGTGCTAGGTCTAACACAGGTAAGACTAGCTTCCATGCCAGCTTGGTTATGGGGCCAGATGGTTTCGCAGATCAGGGTGCTAAAGTTATTGTGCTCTGTAATGAAGAAACACCTACTCGTGTAGGCCACAGGTATCTGACATGTGCGGTAGGTACAGACTCAGTAGGCATACGTAAGGACAAGGCTAGGCATCTAGCTACATACAGATCCAAGTCTCGTCACCTCAAGTTCAAGGATAGCACAGAGAAAGACATGGCATGGGTGGAGTCAGTATGTAAATACTACAAGCCTGACATCATCATGCTGGATATGGGTGACAAGTTTACATCCACAGCTAACTCTGCCAGTATACATGAAGTACTTAAACAGAATGTCATGTACGCTAGACAGATAGCAAAGCAACAGGAGTGTGCTGTGTTCTATATGTCACAGTTATCTGCTGAAGCTGAAGGTAGAGTAGTACTCAATCAATCTATGATGGAAGGTTCTAAGACAGGCAAGGCAGCTGAAGCTGACCTCATGCTCCTGATTGCAAGGAACCCACCAACAGAGAACCAGACTGAGGAAGACACACAGAGACATATTAACATTGCAAAAAACAAGTTGACAGGTTGGCATGGTATGGTAACTTGTGAGTTTGATTATAAGACAGCATTGTTTTCAGCATAAGGAGGTTAAACATGGTTAATATATTCACACCTAAGAAGGATGCAGATGAGCAGATCTTCTTTCCATTTGGTCCTGTTATGGGCTACAAGAAACTAAGTCCTGAGTTTGTAAAGAACATGAATAGTTTCTATGAAGAGGAACCTGATCTACAAGACTATTCAGATAACTTAGTAGGTAAGGTAGGTCAGGAGCTACACTTCAGTGAAGCAATGAGAGATCTGTTCTTGAATGAAGTCAAAGACTTTATAGGTAGGTACAATCAGACAGCTACTATAAGAAACTCATATGGTAGAAACAGATTGAATACAGATAACTTTGAGTACAGTATGCAGTTCGTATCTGGTTGGTTAGTCAGGCAGTTTGAACATGAGTACAATCCAGTACACCTACATACAGGATGTCGTATGTCCTGTGTTGGGTATCTGAAACTACCTGAAGGTATCGAGAAAGAATGGGAAGAGGACTACAAAGATCATCATCCTTCTCATGGACACATACAGTTTATATCTGGTAGTGCAGGTAGCTACAGTGCTACAAACTTTATGGTAAGACCACAGGTGGGAGACTTCTATGTATTTCCTAGTGAGTTGTTCCATTGTGTGTATCCTTTCTATACTAAAGGTGAGCGAAGATCGTTTAGTTCTAACTTTAACTTTGTAGAAATTCCTAAAGGAGAGAAAAGTGAAACTGACTCTTGATGTAGAAAACACAGTAATCAAACGTGAAGGTAAGCTACAGCTAGATCCTTTCGAGCCAGAGAACACACTTGTTATGGTGGGTATGCTCGATGATCAAGGCAATGAAGACATCGTTACGTTTGATCACAGTGAAGTAGAGGCTACTCCTAATGGTCATGCTATTGTACAGAGCAAGCTAGATCAGGCTACTGTACTGATTGGTCACAACATAGGCCATGACTTAGTGTGGCTATGGGAGTCAGGCTTTACCTACAGAGGTCCAGTGTTTGACACAATGATGATGGAGTATCTGATACTACGTGGTATCAAACAACCTCTGTCATTAGAAGCATGTGCTCAACGCTACGATCTAGACACTAAGAAACAGGACACACTCAAGGCTTATCTCAAGCAAGGTGTATCAGTACGTGATGTACCACATGCTGAGTTAGCTGAGTATCTAAGTGCTGACCTACATGCAACACAACAACTGGCACATGAATTGCGTATCAAGCTAGTAGGTACAGAGGCTAGTGGTATGCATAATGTAGTGCAACTAACTAATCAGATGGTTATTGCATTAGCTAAGATCTACACGAGAGGTTTTAACGTAGACATTACGGCACTTGAAGGTGTACGTATTGCATTTGAGGAAGAAAGAAAGGAGGTACTGTCATACTTAGAAACTAAAGTAAGGGAATTAATGGGAGATGTACCATTAAACTTAAGCAGTCCAGAGCAATTATCCACTCTGATATACAGTCGCAAGCCTGTAGATAAATCCATTTGGATTAATAAGTTTGATCCGTACATGGGGCAGACTGCTTTCAAACAACTGGTCAGGGAAGAAACTGACATAGTGTACAAGTCATATGTAAAGCGGTGTGCTGATTGTTATGGGTCAGGTAAAATAAGAAAGGAGAAAAAGGATGGGACACCATACGCCAAAATGTCAAAGTGTAACTCGTGTGATGGCAATGGGTATCATGTTCTGCCTACTAGTATTGTTGGTGGTTTAAAGTTTAATGCTCCCAATGCTAAGTGGGCTACAGCTAATGGGTTCTCTACTAACAGAAAGAACTTAGAGCTACTAGCAAACTCAGCAAGAACTAAAGGCATGACTGATGCATTAGAGTTTCTTGAGAAGGTACAAAGGCTATCTGCATTGGATACTTATCTATCCTCATTCGTTGGTGGGATAGCTAACAATGTGAAAGCTGATGGTAAGTTACACGTAAGACTTAACCAACACATGACATCTACTGGTAGGCTAAGTGGGAAAGAGCCTAACATGCAGAACATGCCACGTGGAGGTACGTTCCCGGTCAAGCGTGTATTCGTATCGAGGTTCAATGGAGGCAAGATACTTGAAGCTGACTTTGCACAGCTAGAGTTTCGCGTAGCTGCGTACCTATCTCAAGATCCTGTAGCTATCAGAGAAGTAACAGATGGTTTTGATGTGCATTCCTACACAGCCAAGATCATTACAGATGCTGGGCAGGTTATGTCCAGACAAGATGCCAAAGCCCATACCTTTGCTCCTCTATATGGGGCTAGTGGATATGGTAGATCTAAAGCAGAGGCTACCTACTACACCCACTTCAATGAGAAGTACAAGGGTATTGCTAACTGGCACAACACTCTTGCCAAAGAAGCACTTAACACAGGCAAGATTACAACACCATCAGGTAGGGAGTTTTCTTTTCCTGATGTACAAAGAAATGCACGTGGTAGGATCAGTTACTTTACACAGATCAAGAACTATCCTGTGCAATCATTTGCTACAGCAGCTT